TCAGCGAAAAAGCCGTTTCCTTCTCTGTCTTCTAGCCAGTAGACATACTTTCTTTCAAATGGTTTTCTTGGGTTTTTAGCATTAGGTAGAAACCTAATTAAAGAACGGTAAGTTCCGTCCTGTCCTTGATCTGGTTTAGGTGAATAAAGATCACTTCCTGCAGAAGATGGTCTTTCACCAGTGTCTAAATCTTTTACACTTACGTTAAAAATGTCAAATTCGTTTGCCATGTTAATTGCCTTTTTTTTGTTATTAATTTATTTAATGATAACAAAACTCCGTATATAAAACGCCTTTTAATTTTTTAATGCCTATTTACTTCGCCTTGTTATCGCCTATTTAAAAAGAACCAAAATATTATTGATTCCTTTGTTTATTATATATCCCCTAAGTCAGTTTGTTTCAGACTATCTGAACATTTTTTTCTATAATTGCAGTGACATCGCTCTCGCGTATAAAAAATATAGTTTCTCCTTGAATTGTAATTTCGCTACCTGCTGTATCATGAAATAATACCCTTTCTCCTATTTTATAATCTTTATCTTCTTTTTATAGAAAGCTGAAACAAAATTTCTAAGTTGCAATATAATTTTTAACTATTCAATGTTAGAAAAGTATCTAGTTAGTAGCCTTTAAGGCTTTAAGTATAAAGTAGGCATCAACGATGTCATCTATGGGTTTAGGAATTTTAATGCTGAAGTCTTTTCCTTGACACCATTTCCAAAGTTTAGTCTTCCTTAGGTTCTTATCATTAAGGACATCATCTTGAAATGCTTTAGCCATATAATGTTTATTTGCATTTCCTTTGCCTGCTAATTTCTTTACGTGAGAAGGTTGAAAAACAGAAAGATTGTTTATTGAATACTTATCTATTAATTCCTTTCTTAAAAAAGTATTATATTGAATGATATCTATAAATGAGTTACCTTTTGATCCATAAGAAAATCCTTCTAATGCTACATTAACATTATCGCCATCAAACAACGTAGAAAATATATTTACCATTAAAGAACTAATATTTCCAGCGTCTTCTAACTTTTGCCTTTCTCTAGGTAAAAACTCTTTACTAGTAACTTCTCTATTATATGGAAAACCTAATAATGCAGAATCATCCATAAGCTCTTTATGTACTGAGAATGCTTTAGGTATTTTTTTACCTTCTTCATCCCATATACGATTTCCGTAATTAAAAAAAGTTATAAAGTGATATTTGCCATCAGCTGTTTCTACACAAGCACCTGGACTATTTAATGAAAAATCAATTCCTATGTGGATCATTCTAATTATATTCTCTTGCCGATAACTGCACCTAATGCAGCACCTACAAGACGTGAGGTTAATAAATCATAAAGAGCTCCTTTAGTAACACCTAATACTTTAGCAACTGCTTTACCTATAGTCTTACCTAATGCAAAACCTGTAAGACCACCAAAGATAGAACCTAAAACTCCTTCGTTAATAATTTCTTCAACACAATCTTCTAAATTCTTACCAGCTTTTTGTGCTTCCATTATTCTATCTACAGTTGCATCAATTGCAGCTTCTTGTTCTTCTGTTAAATCATGAGACTCATTTAATAAATTTTGAATATCAACTGATTCATTATAAGATTCTTGTAAATAGTCTTTAAAGGTTTTCATTTCTATACTTTATTTATTTATATATTAGGTTATGTTAACAACAACATCTAGAATGTTATAAGAGAATGTCATATCAAAAGTTTGGAATTCAATCGTGTTACTTGAAAAGTTTAAATCTAATGCTCCAATATTTGAAATAAACATATCTTTTAATTGGACTGTTACAAATACAGTTCCATCAGAATCTAACATTTGTACACCAACACCTTCTGGTAAATATGGGTGTTTGCCACTTAACTTATAATAATAGTCAAACATTTCTATAGCCATCCAATAATTAACATAACCATCAAATGCCTGCATAGTAACAGTAAATGTTTTATCAAATAATTCTTGTTTAGGTAAGCTTGATCTAAATGCTCGCTGATTACCTGGATAATCTGCCTGTACTACAGGATCAAAAGATGGCCCTGGTAAATTAATTGATTGTATTCCATAGTTCCAATAATCAATAGGTTCTTTAATAAGACCACCAGGTATCCTAGTTAAAAAAGGTTTATACTTATCAGATATTTCTTTAGGTATAAAATTCCTTGGGAAGTCAAATTTAAATTGATTATTTCTAGCGCTTAATATCATAATTCTTGTTTATTATAAACGATCAAAGAAAGGGTTATTAAAACCTCTACCTAGAGAACCAAAAAACTTATTAGTTGGCCTTCCTATTGGATTTCTTCGTGTAGTATAACTCTGTAAGTTTTTTGCAGATAGCCTAAAGAAATATTTTCTTTTAGATCTCGTTTGAGCCACTATAGCCTTCTGCTTTATTGCAAGAGTTTGCTGTCTTCTTAATTTTTGTAATTCAGCCAATGCCTGCGCCTGTTGAGCTGACTTTAATATAAATGCATTTTTAGAAGATCCTAATTCGGCAGATAGTCTTGCAACTTCATCAGTAAGTTCTAAGTTACTAGCCTGTAATGCAGCAATAGTTGCATCATCTTCAGCTGCACCATTTAAAAGTTCTGCATTTTCTGCCTTGCACTGTTCTAATTCATCTTTAAGTCTAGCCAATTCTATTGTATATTCTAATCTCTGTTCTTCAATCTGAGATTGTAAAGTTATTCTATTTGCATCATCAACTGCTAACCATAAGCCTTGATATAAAACAGATTCATCTGATGTAGACCCATCACTAGGATCAACCATCTTTGTAGAAATATAAAAGTTATTGTTATCTAATGCTAGGATCTTTTTGCTATCATCTCTAGTTATTCTAAATAAAACTTCACCTTTTGCTAAATCTACTTCAGCAACTTGTGTATGGTTTTTAATATCTATGTCATCATTTTCACCAATAAAGTTTAAATAAAGATCGCCAACATTACTTAAATCTATTGGAGTATCCGCTCCTTCAATTTCATCAAATATAGTAAAAAGATAATAATCATCAAAAGGTGTTATCCTAATTGTTGCATCACCCTGTGGTAATGGCTTGTCATTAACTGCTAAGTTAACAAACCTTTGATAATACTGCTTTTCAGTTTTGGTTAATGATATGTTAGTTTCTATTGCCATTTTTTATTTTATTATTCAATCGTAGCTGATAAAGAATCACTATCATCTTCTGTTATTGTTTCTACTTTTACAGGAGATGCTGTTACTTTAACTTTTATTCTATCTCTAAATGTTGTTACATATGAAGTCTTAACAACTAATTTTTCAACTATTTGTTCAGTTGTATCAACATTTAATGTATCACTTCTTCCACCGCCAACTACTATTTGTTTTCCAGTATCATTATTAATCTGATTGTAAACATTAGCTACAGTAGGAACAACGCCTAAGTTAATAGTTAACATTTGTGGTCCATATTTTTGAGCCTCAAATGAAGTTAAGTTAGCATTTTTAATTATTTGTGTAGCATCAGCTTTATTGTACAGTCTTAATACATAATTTATAGAAAAAGAAATAGCACTATTTGCATTTTTAATTATAGGTCTAAATAATATAGGTTCATCAAAATCATTATCCTGCGTAAATACCTGAAAGCTTGTCTGTGTAAATGTAACACCTATCTGCTCAGTTACGCTAATTTCATGAAATACAACATACTGTCCACCTGATGAATTAAGTTGTGCAATAAAATTACTAAACGTAGATCCTACTACTTGCCCTGATAATTCATAATAATCACCGGCTGTTGATTGCTTTACTTCAGCATATAAGTTATCATAGATGTCTCTATTTAAAATAGACACTGAATTAATTTCTTCCATTTCATAGAAGCTATATGAATTCTCTACAATAGTTTCATATATACCAGTAGCTCTCAACGTAATTGGAGGAGTACCAATAAATCCTTGGCCTTCAGTTATACGGTAGGCTAATCCATTAGAGTCTGCTGGATCAAATGCATTATTCATAAAGAATAAAGAAGGAACTCTCCATTCAATAAAAGTAGCATATAACTTATCAGCTAATAATAAAGGGTCTGGATTAAACGTAGGAGTATCAGTTTTTAAGAAATTAATAGAACTTAAATTCATCATAACCCCATCTCTCCTTGGTGTTAATACTTCAAATACAATTCCGTCAAAACCTTCAAAATTAAAACCTGCTACAAAATGGACCCTTACCTTATCATATGCAATATCCAACTGAGGAGCAAATGTTTGCAATAAATCTACGCTATCAGTTAACTCAGGACTATAATCATTATAAGGTACACCAATATCTGTATCTAATGAAACATACTGAGTTCGAGTTTTATTGTTAGAAACTGCTGAACCGTCTCTATCATTACCCATTGTACCAACTACAGTATCGGTATTAAAAAAGTAAGTACCTTGAGTATTAGCATCCCTCATTAATTCAATAGGGTAATTAGCCGTATTAAATGTCGTTGGTGTAGCTTGACTTGTATAGACATACTCTATAAGTATTTGCTCAGATATTTGTATAAACCTTGATGATTCCATTCTATTCTATTTATTTACCATTGCAAAAGCTTAGGGTTCCATGAAACACCAACACCAATGTATGGTCCAAAAGTTCCTTGGCCTGTTATACCTACTCCCATATTTAAACCTAATCCAAACGGCTTTCGGTTTTCCATCTGTAAGCTTTTAAACGCAGAGCTCTTTTTATTAATCATTATTCCTTGTGTACTATTAAATGTAGTTCCTGGATAATCAGAAGTTAATTTAATAAATACCTCTTTGGTTTTAATATCCTGTGAAAGGGTTGCATCTAACCAAATGTTTTGTTTTAATCCTATATTTGCAGATCCAAAAATTAAACTATCATTTAAAGTATACGGCAATGATACATCAATTAATCTAGAGCTTTTGCCCCATTCTCCTTTAGAATCAAAACTTAAAATTGATTTAAATTCTTTATTGCCTTGTTTAACTACAGTATCTTTTGTTTTAACTGGAACTTCAACAATTTTTTCCTCAACGATAGTTTTATATTTAACTACTGTTATAGGCGGTCTATTTTTTTCATACTCTAAACTATCTCTCAGTTCTTCTAAAGATAAATTTAAACCTTTAATTTCACCAACAGATTCGCCTTTTTCATTTACATAATTCCGAATAGTGTCATTAGCAGCAACCAAATTATTTTGGATACGAGTAACTTCACCTTTAGCATTTTCAGTTTCATTACATTGCCTTAACAGCAAAAATAAAAGTACACCGATACCTCCGAGTAAAAACATCCTGGTGTTTTTCGGATCAGTTAAAATACCAAGAATATTTTTAGCTATCAGTATCATTCTTCAATAAAAGGAAGCAGCTTATTAGGTGTAACCTCAGATGCCCCATATTTTTTTGTAATTTTATCCATGAACTTTTTTTCTTTTAATTTCATGCCGTCTACTTCTTGAAATAAGCCATCTCTTTTCTTGGCTAAACTTTCAATACTTTTTTGCATTAAGTCTAAGGAAAGTTGTATTTCCCTATACCTTTTTATAAAACTATTTAATTCTTTTATTTCTTTTTTTGTCATTTTAAATTTTTCTTTAAATGTTTATATTAAGGGTATGGTATACATACAGCCGGATTTCCTGAACATGGATATTTTCCAGCCAGAGAAAGACTACCATTAATAGGTGTTAGCTTTCTGTTTAATATCTGCCACCCATACTGAACTTCTACCAAAGTCTTGCATTTGGCCTCGCTGACCACCATTAAAATCTATATTTAAATTAACTGCTACATAGCCAAGCGCATTCACAGGTAAACCTGGATATGATGGAGCCAATGTTCCATACCAATTTGTCCAATTACCATTTCCTGCATTTCCACCACTAGTAAGATAGGATCTTCTTCTAAGCGTTGGGATTAAAACCTCAATATCACCATAGGATAATAATTGGTCCAATCCAGATGAGCCTACTTTGTTTTGTGTGTAGCTAGTAGTATAATGTCTAAATATTACCATCAGTCTTTGTCCAGGATACGCACCTACTGGAAAATAAAAACCTCCTTGAGGACTATTAGCAGTCCAATCATATTCAACTGGTCCCTGAGGATCTGCTGGTCTTGCCAACTGCCCCAACGGTTGGGATTCAGGTTGGTATATATCAGCTGGGTTTGTCGGACCACCTATTAGTGGGGTCTCATTATTAGATGGCGCAAAAGTTATTGTCATCAATGATGGAGATGTTGCAAGATCATCCTGTGTTGGCATACCTGCATAATTAGTAGGGCTAAATTTTGATAAAGTATTAAAACCATACCTCTGAGTATTATTAATATTTGCACTATTAGATTGATCCTTAGTTAAATCTGTAGTTGGATTATAATTTTTACCACTATTCTTTTCTTGGCTTCTGTTCTGTACCCAAGGGGTAGCCCATGAAACCTTATTTCGACTAAAACTGAAAAATTGTTCATTACCAACACCATAGTTAAAATTATTACCGGTTTGTATACCAGGAGTCTGTAAAGAACCATTAAATGACTGTATGCTTATTGACCTGTCAAAAGCATCTTCTGGATAACCTAGTGGCTCTAATTGTGTTGGATCAAATGAATTAGCACCAGTCATTTCATCAGCTATTCTAGTAGCTATATTACCACTATCGCCTTGGTTAGTCGAAATAGGGACAAATGTATTTGCTTCAACCATAAAACCAGGAACAGCATCAGCCACTTGAGTATAATTGTATATCCCTTCTAATATTCCGTTTAAATTAGCACGCTTTTGTATACTATCAATTGGTTGTGAAGATCCTTGTCCTTGTGCAACCCACGTTTGTCTACCAACAAATCTAGTATGAGGTGTTGAAATTCCAGCATATCCAGTAGCCTTATAATCTAAAACAATACTTGGCCCTCTTTGTGAGAATGGACCTGGCCCAGGTTGATTAGAATTTCCTCTAAGAATTGTTTGTGTACCTGAAATAATATAAAGTTCACCACCTGGCCCTAACGAGTTAGGTCTTTCTGATGTTTGTTCAATTAATATATTATTAAGGGCTGTAGCAGGATTATTAGATGATGCTTCTAATAGCGCAACACCACCTTTAGCTAATAGACGAACACCACTTTGTGCTCCTTCTATTTGCACACCGGCCTGTCCTCCACCAACACCATCGTTTGCATATATTTTAATATTTCCACCAGATAAAAGTTCAATATTATTATCATTTCCTATAGGAGTTATCATTCTTTGAGTTGCAGCAACCCATTGCTGTGTACCTGTATAACTAACTGGTGCCGTGGTTGGATCTAACCAAATAAATTTTCCACCACCACCATTAGTTCCAAATCCGTATTGAGCCAATGTTTGCCCTTGTGTACCTGACGTAGCTATCTCAGCCATATTACCTGATGCACTACCTGCAACACCTACTTTCATTAATAAACTACCATCACCAAATTGGCCGGATAATCCTGCACCGGATTGTATAGTTACAGCTGAACCTGCAAAAATATCAATTGCTCTTTGAGGGGCAGTTACTTGCAATCCTATCATATCAACCTTACTAGCAGGAAGTGTTGCAGGTTTAGGTATATTAAATACCAACCTATCATCTTGTGCAATTGATATATTGGTTAATAGAGCAGGATCGCTTTGTTCAAATTTATCATTAAGTCCTGCAGATTTACCACCATGAAAAACAATTCCTCTACTATTTGAATTTTTTTGATGAATAAGCAAAGAAGTTCTATCAGAACCGTTACCAATTGTAATATCTTGAGGTACTATATAAGAAGATGTAAAAGGAATACCAGCTAAAGATGGTGTACCTTCAGCAACACCACCTATCATAATAGAAGGTACACCTTCATTAATAGTAGTAGCACCATTTCCTGCTCCTACTGGTCCATTATATCTAATGTTCTGTTGATTAAATATAGGAGCACCTGTAAATAATCCAAAACCACCACCTGATCCTGGTAAACCAGCAGGGCCCTGTAAATCTATATTAGTTAATACCCAAGCATTTCCGTTATATTCCCATACTTGGCCATCAAATTGTAAATAATAATCACCTTCTAATGGATTAGGAGTTGGTGGTACATCGTTTGGACTAACTCCTGGTGATACACTAGAATTATCTTCATACCAAGTAGTACCCTTTGGGCCTCGTCCACCTGCAGGACCTGTAGGACCAGGACCACCTTTAGGTCCGGCTGGCCCTCCACCATTCAGTAATATTTGATCAAAATTAAAATTAGTCTTATAGACCAACTGCGAAATAGTATCCGATGCTATTATTTCTTGTATAGTGATTGGCATTTCTCTTTATTATTTTTTAACTATAGTAACGCTGAACCCATATGATTCAGAGAAACCTGTTCTTTTATTATATATTAGCCTTAAATCAAATGGATTAGTATTCAAAGTTTTTGATGAAACATTTTCATTAATAGTTAATCCAGAAGTTACCTTTTGTAAGTCTGTTAACTCTGCCGTGGTGTATGTATCACTACTCTTATTTCTACTTGCTAAAGTATAAAAATTAATTTCTTCTACTTTATATAACTTTAATATATTTTCTCTAATGTATTGTCTCACATCATCATCTAAAGTTTCTAAATCACCAAATCCATATAAAGGATTTACATATTTTAAAAATTCTTTTTTGATAGGTTCAAATAAGTATTCAATTAATCTCTTTTCGATAAAAAGATAAAAAGTTACTATAGGAGGAGACGGTTTTTTCTTAATTGCATTAAGCTGAGCGGTACCTGCAGATTTTATTACGGGCTTATTTACTGTAACTGAAGCAATATCTTGATACATAAATGTTCCTTGAATTAAGCTAGGCTGTTTAATTGCAGCTTTTACAAAAGGGTCAGGTTGAAATGTTTCTAGAATAATAGTTTCTGGAACTTTTAAATATTTAGAGCCAAAAAATGACTTTCTTTCTTTCATAGATCTTGTACCTATGATAGGCTCTATTAAAGTTTTATCTATACTTTTAATAAAATAGGATGGTTCCCAGTTAGAAGAAAATGTATAAAAATCTTTATAATCAATTCCTATTTCGTTAATAAGCGGATAGAGACTAGGAAATGCACTATCATTAGAAAGCTCTAAAATAGTTGAAGGATCTTGCTCATTTACTTTATGATAAAAGAAATTTTGTATTTGCCCAAATCTTAAATCTTGACTATGAAATTGAGTATTTTTATATTTAATATTAGTAGATTTTGTATTTCCACCAGTAATATCTTCATTAAAATCTATATTCATATAAGGATCTCTAAAGAAAAGTAAAGGCAATGCATAAGGTGAATAATATCCAGCATGTCTAGCAATAGGAGTTACATTAGGATCAGGCTGTAAAGATAAATCATAACCTATAACATCAGTTAAGTTAAACTCAGTTGGTTTAGCAGGATCTGGTAAAACGCCTACATAAACAGATTTAAGTATATCAGACTGTGCTCTTAGTGTGATACTAAAAGTTTGTGCTAATGTACCATCAGAATTTTTTACTTGTGTACCATCAACATTAATTGTCTCATAAATAATATTAGGATTACCTTCATTAACAGCATCAAATATTTCACCAAAGCCAACTGCATTTAATCTATTAATAAATTCAAAATATCCACTATCTTTAATTGTGTAAGTGGCTTGTATTAATTGTGAACTACTAGGACTAGGTGTAGGTAAGATAACACCCGGTACTCCATTTGCAGAAACTATGCTACACGTAAATTTATTAGAACTAACAACTTCAGTGATACCATCGCATACATAATTTATACCACCTACTGTAAACTGAATTTGGCCATAAGTACCATTTTCTAATATTCTAATATCATTTAAAAAATCAGGAAGCTGGCCATCTTGATTAGGTTGGCCAATAATAGTGTATAGTTGTGTTCCTGGGTTTAACGTTGATTGATTAAAGCTTATTGCACCTTTTAAGATTCCATCAGTATAATCAAAACTATCACCTATTTTAATAGGCTCACAATCTGAGTTTACATTAAACGAACTATTTAAAGAATACAAAGTAGTCCTATCTATAGAGTTAGGATTTGTATAAGAGGAGCATGTATATGCATATTCTATTGAAATAAGCATAACAATAGTTTTCCACTTATCATTTTTTATAAACTTAATTTGGCTATTAGGTGTACCATTTAAATTAGGAACTAAGATAGCAGAAAATCTATAATCATTAAAATTGCCATTTGTTATATAGCTTAATGACTGTGCATTAAAATCAGGCTTTTCACTTCCTATTGCTTTCTCTTTAGCAATTATCCTAACACCTCTTAAAAACGCCTCAGAAAAATTTTGATCGTCACCACCGCTAAATCTACCATATCTTAATTGTCTATCTATTTCAGTAATTCCACCAGTAGTAAATTTTTCTATAATAAAATAATCATCAAAATAATTCTTATTAACATTTTGGAATGTACCTGGTACAAAAACCTGCCCAGTAATTAAATTTTCTGGTGTATTATCAACAGGAGCTTTATCTATATAACTCCATGAATTTTCAATTGCATCTTTTGTAAAATATGTAGGGAATTCAGATAAGTAATACCACTCATGTGTAAATCCACTAGCCTCTTGTACTTTATCATATTTAGATGGTGCAAAATTATTTAAACCAAAAGCTAAACTTGTGTCCAACCTATAAGGGTGATTTCTTACATCTTTACCATCATTAATCCACGCCCATTTATTTATATAAGGAACTATTCTAGATATTGCAGCCTGTGAAGTTAAAAAGTTTTCTTCTAATCTAATGTATTCGCTTTGGATATATTCATCATCAGGGTTTTGATCTTCTGCATCGTTTAACAATCCAACTAAATTATAGAACCCACCATTATCATAAAAGTTTCGTATTTCTGGATTTTGACTTATTCCTACATAAGACGGTGGATTACTACCTTCTATAGATTGATTATGTTCTTGTGTATAAGGGACCCAATCACCTATTTCAGTAAAGCCACCTTTCGTCTGTACAAAGTTTCCTTTTATAAATCTATCTTGATCACCTTTTTCAACTTTAAGTAAACTATTCTTAGTATTATTACCACCAACAAAATTAGCACCTGGTGTAATTTCATTAGTTTCTGGATAAGTTTTAATTTGATCAAAAATTTCTGGATAATCTACATTAATTTTAAAATTTAATTGATTAAATCTTGATCCACTAAATCGTGATTTAATATAAACAGTGCTATCATTATATGATGCAGTAAAAAATCTAACGTTTTCATCTATTCCTTTGTTTATAGCAGAAGTTATTGATCGTGCAATTTCTTGTGTAGTTCCATTAGGATTAAAAAATCTTTCAAAAGCTTTGCCTGGTATAGGTGCTAATGTTGAATTTGCAAATATTTCTCCACTTAACTCGGCACCATCATAAAATGCAATTCCAACACCATCTTGTATATTATCTAAAACTTCTATATACATCTGTGCATATCCTGCACTACTTAGAATACTAGCATTTGCAAATGTATCTGGTTCTTTATAACCAGCAAATAAAGAAACATCAACCTTAGTATCAAATAGTCTTATTTGATTCTTATCCCATAATGAACCTTTTTTAATTGTATGAAAATTATCTTCTTTGTCTTTAACATAAAAAATAGATTCTACTTCATCTACTCTTTCCGGTGTAGGCAAACCTGTAACGGTAGTAGTTTTTGCTGGATCTAAAAATAAAAGTATACCTTGGTCATTAGTTATTTCAAATGGTGTATTAAGATCCTGTGAGACTTCATTTATTGTAGTTATTTTAGGCAACTGAGTTTTTTCAGTATTTTTATAAAAACCTTCTCCTGAAATATCAAATGTACCTTCTTCAACTTCATTAACATACATTCCAAAATATCTGTTAATAGAATATTCATCGGCAGTAGGATCATCAAATAAAAACTCCAAGTTTAATAAATTAGCTAATAAGATGCTATTATTTTGGAAGCCTTGTGTAAATAAATAATCATCTTCCATTATAGTCCCATCCTTAGTAACTAAATCTTCATAAGCAAAACTACCCGAGCTTGTAAAGCCACCGTACTTGTAAGAAATTCCATTCCACAATATTGGCTCATCTTTTCTCCATGTAATATTAAGAGGAACTTCTGGAAATGTTTCTTGGTTTCTATAATTTCTAATATAAGAACCTAATGCAGTACCTTCAGTTAAATCAAAAGTTTTAATTGCAGTACAATTTTCTAATACTTGCTTGGTAAAATTTTCTGAAGTTTGCGCATCAATAAAATTTTCATTTTGTGTTAATGCTCTATAATTATTAACAGCAGCTGGATCATCTAATCTAAAAATAACAAAAGCCGAAGGTATTTGTTCATTTAACCAAAGCGGTGCCAATGTTCCTAAACTCTCAGGATAAGTTTCAGATGCAACTGATCTAGTTCCTGCACAATAAAACATCTCATACTGATTACCATAATTAGAAAGAACTGCTGTATTCTCATATTCTTGGAATACCTCATATGCAGCTTCTGCTGGGAATTTACCAAAATCAAAAAATCTAAAAACATCCTGGTCATAGGTACTCGTACCATCAACTTTAAATGCTTTAAATTTCTGAGATGATAATCTAGTATTAGCACTAAATGATTCCAAGTAAATATTGGTACCATCAGATACTACTTTAACATTACCAGTTAATTTAGGATTTGTTCTAATTAAACTATATGACGCTTTATCAAGCAGTTGTTCAGCCATTTATCTTTCACTTTTTTTTAAAGAAGGTCTTAATCCTGCAACAACCTTTTCTAAATCAACCAAGTTTTTAGTTACTGTTGCTTTAGGGAAATTATCAATACTTAATCTATCCGATCTGTACTTAGCAGAAATTTCAATATCAAATTGTACTGTATCAGAATTTTGAGGATTTAAATCAAAACCTATTCTCTTAGCATAAGTTAAATTAACTGTTGATCCAGTAGGATCCCCTCCAATATTACCTAAGCCTGTACCCGTTGTTACACCAAAGTAATCTGTCATTCTATATTGAAAGACTAAAGGTATGCTTACTTCATTTTGTTGACCAAAAGGAACAGGTTTTCTAGACTGATTTGCATCGCCATCAACTTGAATATTTTCATGATTATCAGATGATATAAATAAGTATGATCCGCACGTTTGCTTTCCTATTAAGAATTGATCAAATCCATCAAATGATGTTTTTGTATTTCTAGAATATCCACCAGGTAATGCTGCAATAGCAGGTATATTATTTAATGACGGGCTAGCTTGTAGAGCTTGTCCTGTAGCAAAGTTAACTATTGGAGAATATGTTGCAGCAAATGTAGTCAAATCAGTAACATTTTCATTTAAATAAATATTCTGCTGTAAACCTTTAGATTCAGTAGATTTTAATGGAGCAAATTTAGAATTTCTAAACAAAACTGCACCAGTGCCATTACCTGCAGCCGAGCAATCAATACCTGCAGCCGGCAATGGATCAGGTAAAGTAGTTATATCTCCAGTTAAAGCTATATAAGCATCTCTATATGCTGTATAATTAGTTAAGTACGGGTGGGCAATTGAAACTGTTACTACATCAGAATTACCACCTGGAAAGTTTGGTGCTGTTGTAGGCAAACCATTAGTGTCAAACCCACCACCCCAAATAAACTCGGTCGTAGGACTACTAACACCAGTGTTATTAAGGCCATTATAAAAGTTTTCAGCTGTATCTAAATTAATAGTAAAATCTCCATCTGGGTTTTCATAATTATAAAAAGTATTATCATTAGATACATCACTAAATCTACTGTAAATAAATTGACCTCTATTCTGAGTTGATTGGAAAGGTGGTAACGAAACCATCTGTCCGTATTTTGTAGTTGCAGTTACATCCGGGTTTGTCAATAAAATTGGAGTAAGATCATATTTTCTAACCGTATTATAATCGGAATCATCTGTTCTATATGTAGCCCTACCGTTTGATTGGTTTGCTGCACTGTTATCTAACCATGAATATGTTGCAGGTAAAATAGTAGCCCCACTATCAATTGCACCAACATTAACAGGCACAGCAGAATATGAAGCAGGATTTTCGGATTGTTTTACCATTCTTTTTCTACTACCTGCAACTCTTGAAACTAGCTGTAATGTAGTTTGTGAGCGGTTTCCAATTTGAATAAAAGTAGTTAATTCACCTTGTGCATCACTTAATATTTCAGCAAACAAGTCTAATTGATTTTGCATTTCATTTAACTTAGTAAATAAATCAATCGGTGTTTGGTTTTCTGATAAAAAGCCGGATGCAATAACTGGAGTAGAATGAGCAAAATAAGTTTCATTAGCAGTAAAAGAACTACTTAAATGAGTATTAATTCCTTTGGCTTCTAAATCTTCTTCTAATGCGACCTTTGCTAAATCTTCTTGGTTCTGAGCTAATATAGATTCAAGAGAACTATCCGAACTTAAGTTTGCTGGAAATTCAACTCTAATTGCTGGACTCCATTCACTCTCTAATGGATTAGATGGCCAACCTGCTTCGGATATTGATTTAACTTGTATTTCTACTTGTTCACCTTTTCTAATTGGAATATCCAATTGATTAATATTAACTGAGTCTGCATTATCATCATCAATAGGTGTCCATTCATATAAGCCAGTTATAGAATTTTTTGTTCTTGGTCTTAATACACTATCTACAATTATATAATTTGAAAATGCACCTTGGCTTGTTCCACTACCATCAGTAAATGCAAATTGGTCAACTGGGTTTGCTGCACCATCAGCAGAAAGATATCTGTAGCGATATTTAAATTTAACAATATCTTGTAAGCCTGTATCAGGAGCAGATTTTTCTTCAGGCATTGCCCAAAAACCTCTTACTCTATATTTAGGTGTTATACTACTAACAGAATTATCTGATGCAAAAGAATCTATTTCAGTAACAACAGATGCATACAGTTTAGCTTGTGATGCTCTCTCAGTTATAAGACCTTGTAAAGCATTCTTATCAGCATCTCTCTCAACCTCAGTTTTATAATTGGTTGTTTGTATCTTAGTTCTACTTTGTGCTATAGCCACATCCAATTCAGATAATGTAGATTGGATAGTATTTTTTTGATTATTTAAATCTTTAAGCTGAACTATAGCATCAGAATTACTAATTTGTCCATTTATTAAAGTTACAGAAAAATCATCAGAATTTAAAACTGGAGCATTTGGAGTTAGACCTTCTCTACTTGTTGGAATCTTATCCTCTGCAAATGATAAAAGATACCTACCAAAGTCAACTGCATTTTGCTGGTAATAATCTGCTAATGTTTGTTGTGTACCTGCTGCATTAATAGTAGTCAAATCATTAGTATAAAAACCACTACCTGGAGACCAGTTAACTGAAGGTATTTTTGAATCTGGATCAATAGGTTTAATAAATGTAACACATCTTTCATTAAAACCCACAGTAACTTGGACTTCAACTAAATCATTTAAGTTTGATCCTATTTTTAAAACATCGGCTCCAATTGTAATTGGTTTAGATCCTTCTTGTAATCTTACTATAACTGAGTTAGTACTTGAATCAATTTGTGTTACAGTATATCTTGTATCAACAGGGTCTGAAATAACTTCTAAACTATCACCAACCTTTAATTGAACCGTATCTGCAAAATCGGCCTCAGAATCAGTATAAAAAATCTTATTAAGTTTATAAAGTTTTTGTACAGTTGTTTGCTCAACTCCATTTACTGTTTCTGTTACAGACTCTTCCCCTATTCTTATTACACTAAAGTTACCAGAAAATCTTTTTTCTCTAGGAGGCAAATCAACTACGGCTTCATCTAATACATAAGAGATATTCTTTTCAACAATCTCTTGTAAAAAATCATCATAATCAATTTCAGAACTTCCGTTATATCTGTTTTCAAAAAAGTTTATTTTACTTTGTGTATTTGTGTCTAAAATAAATCTTTGAATTATTGCTCTTTCAGTATCAATAGGAACTTGGCCAGTAAGATCAAATGAAACATAAAGCAAAGGATTAATTAATTCTTCAAAAAACCAATTAGGCTTAATGTCAAATTCACTAATAGAATTTAAAGCAGTTAAATCATTTGCTTCTGTAGGTAACTTTGCTAAAACTAATTTTCTAAATGTACCATCAGGTAATCTTATAGAGCTATTAGAGTCATTAAAATTTGTAATAGTATTAATGTTACTATTTAATCTATCAACTGAATTCTTTAAAAAGCCAAAGCTTGGAATAGTAATCCTAGAATTAGTTCCATCATTATTTTGTATATTAACAGTAACTGACTCTCGGCTTGATGTAATAGCTTGATTCACTTTCTCAAAGCTCTCTAGCGAATTGTTAAACAGTCTTAACAGTTCTGGGAGTAAAGTTTGTATCGAATTATTTTCAGCCATTATCTAGGTTTCAATTTTATTATTTATTTGACTATATCGTAAGTGAAATTTAACACACCTTGTTCTAAACAGATTAAATCAATAATCGGTAAGGTGCTTAAATCAGCATTAGGAATAGTTGCAGCCAATCTACCATAAGAGCCATTATTTAATCGGCTCGGTGAATCGGTATATATTCTTATATTTCTGGATCCCATAAGAGGAGCATTATTAAATGTTAATCTAACAGTTTGTCCAGTTCTCCATTGGATATCTGTATCATCAATGAATATTTCTAAATCACCACCTGCTTGATTAATCGTATCTAATCTAAGCATATTTGTAAATGTTTGTAATTCTACAAATGCTCTTGGGTCAACTACATTTAGATTTAAAGGATTAGTTGCATCTATAGCTAAATCACTAGAATCAACTGGTGCCATAAATCTATATTCTTGTACAACATTCTCAATATGAATTTGGTTTGGTGTATTTGTATTTACTGAGATCCCGTTACCTTGTCTAACCACTTCCGTATTATATTGTAATGTTTGAGAAACATCGCCATTTGCCAACATTTGAATTTCATCAGCATTCTTGGCAATCAAATCCAATAATGTAGTACTGCTTGCAAATGCTAATGAAGCATTATCTAATTGTGTTTGTAAATTATTAATTTGGCTTTGTAAAAATGCAGATGTACTAACAGAGTTTAAAGTATTTTCTACTGCTGCTAATCTGAGTTCAAGATTAGCTATTTCTATTTGCTGTCTTTGGAATATTTGAGCAGATGATTGCAATTGAGCAGATGCATCTGAGAATAATCCCATAGAGAAAGTATTATAATCATTTACTATTGTGTCAATCCCAGCTGTACCAGGAGAAGCATCAAATCTTAAATTAATTTTAAACCCATAGCTATTACCGTTTTGCCCAGTCGTAAGATTAGGTTTAAACTTTGGATATCTTTGAATGTAACCTCCATCAGTTGTAGGAGTAATATTATCCAATAATAAAAGTCCATAAAGATTGGTTGTAGTATTATCACTATTACTTAAATCAACCATATCATAATAAACCAGCACTGCATTAAATTCAAAAGACTCAGCTAAGTCAATTCCATTAAATTGTGGAATAGTACTTATAGTTGAATCAGTAGCAATCTGCTGATAGTCATTAGGATTAAAATCAATACTAATTCCATCTAATTCACTTCTTACATAAGCAGAACCAGAATAACCTGGAGGGTTATTATAATCAGCAGGATATTTTCTAATATTAGCATTCAATACACTTGTAAAAGTTGTAGGCTCAGTAAAGTAAGCATCAACTGTAGACGGAGGAGTTGTTTCATCCATCCAATTTGCATTAGGATCTGTATAACCTGCTGGACCAGGACCTTGTAAAGGTTGGTCATAATCATAGAATGCTGTAATATCTAATCCTTGTGGATGTATAGTTGCAGCATTACGGCCTAAAATAAATTCATCTTTACCTTGAATCTTAAGGTTAGGTTGATAGTTTGCATCAGAGATAGATTCAAAGAGGATTGTAGGCGTTCTACCCACTTCCGTTGGTACATTAATATATAATTCTGTATAAGCTTCTCCGGCTTTATCTACATTATTTACAATATCAATTTCACCAATATATCTGACTACTCTTCTGTACTGTCGAGTACCTGAGGTTATTTCATCTTCCTCAACAAATCTTGGAGAAGTTAAACCACTAACTTGCTCTAAAGCATTAGCTTCACGGAACCTCATAGCTCCAGTTTCCTTTAACCACTTAAAGAATACTCTTTCCGTTACAGATAGGTTTGTAGTGTTATCATAATTAACATCACTAATAATTAATTCTTCTAAATTTAGCGCATAATTCTGAAGACTTTCAGTAAAGTTAACATTAGGATCACCTTTTAAACCGCCGCTCCATATAGCACCATCAATAGTATCAAACTGCATATAGTTTTCATACTGACTAAATGTTGTTGGATCTAATCTATCAAAATCTGGTAGATTAAGAAGCACAAACTTTGAAAAGACTAATTTAAGATCATCATTATTGAGAGTCCTAGATAAGTCTTTTGCTGCTGATGAGAACGTGTAAAAAGTTCCACCATCTGCCTGGGGTGTCTTTATTAAGGGCGTTGTTGCCATGTATATTCTTTATCTTTAATTATTAACTTGTTGTATATCCTGTACCACCTGCAATATACCAAACACCAACACCTGATCCGTTGTCAACGCATAGTAAGTGTACAGTTTGTCCTATACCATTTAAGTTAAGGTTTGTCTGTGCAGCACCAGGTAATACCATGTTATTTGATACACCATTGATTGTTACTAATCCACTTCCTGTAGTATACACAAAGAAAATTTCTTGTCCTATACTTCCATTAAACAATGATAATGTTAATGTGTTTGCTACATCTGAATTTCCGACTCTGTTAATTGTGTATGGAGGAATTGCTGTTGTAGTTCCTACGCTGATAGTAGCCGGCAGTGCCTGGCCAGTATCATCTAAAGTAACTGGGTTAACATCATTTCTAAATACACCTGCACCAGACATATTTAAATTTCCTGTCATCTTAACATTGGTTAAAATATCAAATGTACTTGCATTTACATCTAATAATATTGTACTCAATCCAACTCTTAATGCTTCAGTTGAAACATTTGCTAAATTAGTTATGGTACCAGCAGATGGTGCAAAGTAAACTTCCATTGCATTAATCTCACTGGAGAGAACATTAAAATTATCGTTAATTACAAGTCTTGATCCTGATAAAGAATCAGTTCCTAAAATTTCGGTTACGCTAATTGCCATTTTATTTTATTTGTTTTATATTTAAGATATTTCTATCCTTTTTATATTTATTCCCATTACTATCGATAAGTTCTAATGTTATCACATACTTTCCTGGGTCTTTAAAAAGATATGTTAGATACTTACTGTTGAAATATATATCAGCCGCTGATGAGTTAGTAGTATTAGTGATGGTCCATTTAGGTTCATCCTTCCATACTATTCTACATTTGTCATATACAAACATAGCCCATGTCATTGGAGGTAATACTTTTCCGTCATTAATAAACTTAGCAGTATTCCAAGTTGGGTTATTAGAAATACTTTGACTACTTTTATAAATTCTACTTAAACAATCAATGTTTCCACCAATTGGATTATCTTCAAATGGTATATATCCGGACAAGCCACCTGTAGCAAACATACTATCTAAAATATCTGTATTAGGTTTTGCTAATAATGTTTGAATATATGTTGTATATAAAGAATGCCCTAATGGGTTTTGATCTTCTACATCAGTAGCAGTAATAGGAGTCCATTCCGGAGATAAAGATCCACCGCTTATATAAGGAGCAACAAATCCCCATTCAGAATAAATTAATAAGTATAAATACTCCCTCATTAATAAGGCATTAAATTCATCATTACTTTCACCAGGTTGTTGTGTATATCCTGAGATATCAAAAACTCCATTATTAATTGCTTCTGACATTGCATTATAAGTTGGTCCGTATGGAGATGTTTGATTAAATACATTAGGATATGCACCAGGTAAACCGAATGTAGTTATAGTATGTAAAGCATGTTCTAATACTTCAGTTATTTTATCCTGTGGAGTAACACCATCTAATTCCCAAATAAAATCAACATTAGCATTATCATCATTAGTTTGATCCCAGCCAGCATAAGACTCTAACGGTGGAAAATAAGCACCCATTCCTTCATATCCTATTCTCTGAATAGTTTTCTTAGATTGTAATGATTGCAATACTGCTGCTTGTTTATTATAATTAATATTAGGACCGTCAGGGTCTAATATCATTTCATATACTCGCGCTACCTTTTTTATAAATTCATCTGATACTTTTTCAGTACCACCTAATTCAGGTAACCCTAATAATGTAACACCATTAATTGCCAATGATCTATCAAATGGAGGATATAAAACTGTTTCCTCTAATGGGCCACCAACATAATCAGTTGCATTCCCTGTACCATCAGCACATATTCTAATTCCATCTACATCAACCATATCAACTGATGTGAAGTCTCCAAAGTGTCCATAATATCTAGCAACTGCTTGCACAAATATTTCACTACTGGCTGCATTCATTACTAAGTTATAAACATACTTATTTATAATAGGATTAGTACTTACATTTAAAATATCAACGGCATCACCTAAAGTAGTTACAGAAAAATCAAAGTATTCTTGGCCTGCTGTCCCATACCTATCTACAATTTTCAAATAACTATTTGGAACAACTGTACTGAATTGAAAAAATGCAGGAGTGTCACCTGTAGTAGCAGTCATATCCCACCATAAGTGAAAACCATTATCCCATGTACAACTTCTATCATTTAAATTCTTCCACTGATACGGTCCACTAAAACTAGCTTTACCTCCATCTTGAAAGTTTCTAATTTGAAAATCTGTATTAGTTCCTATTCCAAAATTATTAAGAATTGCATTAACTCTATCTAAAGATTCATATAAGCTTGGAGTTTCTTCATCCCATGTAACAGAAGGCTCTATAGGTAAATTCCACAATGAGCCATAATCATTCCATTTATATTTTCCTTCAGCATCCCATGTATAAGTAGATTTTCTAGCTTGATACCATCCAGAATATTCAACCTCTTTTGAATCTACGCAAATTTCTTCCATCTTTACAATAGATGAAATGTTGTTATACATATCAAATAGCTTCATCTCTACTGAATAGTCACCTACATAAGGTAACACTATAGGCAATGTATTATACTTTGCAATAGGTCCTCTTATTGTAAAAAAGTATGGTGGAGAAATGCCAGGAGTTTCATCTTTATAAACAGTCCATTCTATTTCTGCAATATTTCCATAATTAATACCATCCCATGTATATAAAGTTTCACCAGGCTGTTGAATAAATGTAAACTGCCCACCATTATTTGAATTTGCTAAAATAACAGAAGGTACAAATCGGTTTACATCATTACCATAACATCTTATTGCTGGTCCAATTACATTGTCTATTTGAGACCAATCAAACCAGAGCCATGGGTCAGTCTGAGTATTTTTTAATAATACAATTTGATCATACAAAGAAGTGGTTATAGTTTGAACAGTATCAGTTGCTAATACTGTATGTGATACACTACTTCCTGTAACTGAATCTGTTAATTGATAAATGTCACCTACATTAGGAGCCTGTATATTAAAATCAAAAGTAAAGAAATCATTTGCATTACTTAATTGATCCCATGTACTATTTACATTATCCCAAGTAATACCTGCTGTGCTTGTATTATTTAAAGTTATAATAGCGCCACTTGGAGCACCTGGTTTATCAGGTAATGATTTTGAAGATTCGCCTGGTACAAAGTCAGCTTGTGTTCTATCTAAATCTAGTGCATATCTTGCAAAATAAGCTAGAAATACGCCAGCGATATCTGACACAGTAACATTTTCCCCACTCTCTAATGCTCCTAATACACTGTTTGTATCTGGGCCTATTGGTGGAGGTGGTAAAACTTGTCCAGGTACATAATCAATAACCATGTTAGATCCGACTGCTTGTGTACCAGCCCTTAATGGATTAATATAAGCATTACATGATTCAATAATAGCTTTCCCAACTATAGCACCTTCTTTTAAACAAAATTCATTAAAAATTCTAAGATCTTCTAAATAAGTACATGCTTTAGGATTAACTTCAAAGTCAGCCTTTAAACCTGCTCTAATTGTATTTGTATCATTTCTGCTTATTGTATTTGTTACTTCTAATAAACCGAAAAAATCTGCCTCGGCAGTAATCCCTTTAATATGAGCGTTAAGTGGAAGGTATTCATTTTCTAATTTTCTTTTAAGACCAAATAACTTAATTAAGATTTCTTCAATAGTAAAATCTTGTAACTCTTCAGTCTTAGGCAAATCCTCATCAGTAAAACTATCAGGTACAATCCTGTTAATTCTATAGATAAGTTCAAACATGCTTGTTTTTCTAAAGTTTTTATTAGGTAAAGTTATACTCTTATCATCAAACTGTACCGTAGGAGAAAATAAATCTATAGCATTACTTTGAATATAATTTCCAAATTGTGGAGAATTACCATTTACATTTTTCCAAAACTCTTTAAGCTTCAAATTATCATAACCAAAAAACTTAATTGCATTTATTAAACCTTTATAAGAACCAATAAAAGGGTAAATATTACTACCTTCCATCATTATCTCTTTTCTCTTGGTATTAATTTCTACATAATCAGGTAAAGCCTCCTTTAAATTAGTGTCTCTAAATACAGTACTGTCTGAAGCAATAACACTATATCCCATGTTTTGAGTCATGACTCTAAGTCTTTCATCTTCTTCAATACTTTCGGCATATACAGTAAATTCTGCTACAACAGTATTTGTACATTTATCTGTAATGATTAAAGTTCTCTTGTAAGTATTTTCTTGGCTTGATGAAAAGGTAATATTTACTTGTAATGCCAATGATCTAATATCATCGGTAATAATATAACCTTCACCATTAACTTTTTGGCTATCATCAAAATCTAGTGGAACAAAAAGTTTATCAACTTTAACTAAAGGTGGACCATCAGGTTCTTGTACTAATGCCGATTGAGTACCTGTATCAAAATTCTTGTCAAATTGAAAAAGAAATATTTCTTTTGGCGTATTAGTTTTCCATTCAACCTCCCAACCACATCCACCCTTACCAGTAGGATCCGCTGTTGAACCGTCTACATAGTCATGTGGAAAGCCAAACTCAAATGCACCAGTTGTAGCATTTATCATTTTTTGTAAAACAAAAATTTGACCTACTTCAAATAAATCAATAGAAACCTCAGGAAGAAATATATCACCATACCACTTATCAGCAGTATCGTCATACTTCATATTGTAATTCTTTCCTTGCTTATCAAAGAAATATAAATGTTTCCAGTTATTAGTCACCGTCTCTTAATTTATTTTTTGATACCACTTAGGTACAGCAAAGTTAAAATAAATTCTCAAATATTTTACACGGTTAATATAAAATACCATAATAGGGCTAAGATAATCTTCTAAGAAAGAACGTAGGTGTCTATTTCTAAACATATATGAAGACATATTATTTCTTAATAAGTTTAAGCCATAATCATATCCTGTATTTTTTAGCTCCCACCCTCTTTCATATGTAGCTCTGTACATGCTTGGAAACCCTACTCTATCATTTTTAACTGTTGCCATATTATTTTCCTTTTAATGCTTTAAGTGTTGGTGTATTTTCTAACCTACCTGTGTTTAAACCTCTGGAGTTAACTCCTGTTGCAATCGTTGTTCCTCGGTTTCTTTGGACTTGGTTATACTTTTCTTGTTGTATTTTATTATAAAGATTATCAGCAATAGCTTCTTTATAGAATACATTAAGTGAACTGATTTTATTCTGCTCTGGGATAGGCTCATAAAAAGTTCCATTCCTATCTTCCCAACCACCTCTTATGATTGCTAAGTCATTATTTTCAATAACAATATCACCAAAGCTATCTAATCCTAAATTAGGATCTTCACCTTTCTTAAGTACGATCTTTTTATTTTCAATTAAAACTCTTTGATCTGTAACAGGATCTGTTCCATAGACAGGCACAAAATAAAAACCATCTCTAATTGCCTTTTCATTTTCTTCTGAGATAAAAAATACATTTACAGAATCAATACCTTCTACATTTTCAATTATTGAAATAATATCCGAACGAGGAATCCTATCTCTTCTATTTACATTTAAGAAATAATCATCTAAGTTTTTTCTTATTTGAATTCTTATTTCATCTTTATCAAAATTATCAAACCATCTTATTACAACATTGAGTGCATATCTTTTAATAATAGGATCTATGATTCTTGTCTCTGCTGTAACAACTTGTCTGCCACTAGTATTTAAAATTTCATATGTCATTTCTTTTTCCTGTGCCGTCATTGTAAACTCATTCTCAGGTATGCTGAAATAATCTAAGTCACTTGTTATTTTTTTCTTTATATCTGGGATTAAGAATAAGTAAATAATATTATCATCATTTAAGTATTCATCATTTTTTGTATTATAAGCATCTATGAAAGACCAGAAGTCATACTTACTCAAATAGTAAATATAATTATTAGGATTAGCTAAAACAAATGAATTACTTTGATATGGTGCTATTAGCCTTGTGAATTCAGGATCTTCAGTATCAGAACCAAACATTGGGTTCCTTACAATATTCATTGCAAGAACTTCATTTAAATCCACCTGTTCACCTGCTTGATTTGTTCCAGGTTCCGAAAATTTAATATCCAATTGTTTACCACCGATATTACCTACTTGGCCAGCACTTTTAACATAGCTTATTCTAATCCTAGCTCCTAATGCAGGAGGTCTACCAAACTGATTGTTTCCAAAGAAACAACTAAGACCACCATTAACACTACTTTTTATCATTGCACATTTCTCATTAGGATTCATGTCATACAGTGAATCAACTAATTTCAAAAGTTCTCCATCTACATGAACCGATACTAAAAATTGATCAGTAGGATCTTTTGTGGTTAAATTATAACTCTGTAAAGGTAAGCCTGTTCCAGTAAATGACTGTTCATCTTGTTCTCCTTGTACAACTTCAACATTAACAAACTGCTTATTAGTTTTTTCTAATCTAATGAAGTCACTATTAAATCTTAAAAAATATGTTTGACCATTTTGTCCAACTTCAAAAGATGACCCATTCATAATCTGAACAAAGTTTCCTTCGACGAGGCTAGCCGCACTTGTATTCAATCGTAATCCAATTATACCTCTTGCAGAAATACTTCTTGTAGGATCATGACCAGTTAATCTGGATAATCCGTAGATAGATTCAATATTTCTAGCTCGGGATATATTTAATTCTGTAGCTACTGCTTCAATGTAAAAGAATATTAATTCACCTAAGTTAGCGACTACTGTTAATACTTGACCAAATGGAGAAGCTGGAGTAAAAGTTTCTACGGCCTGGTCATAAGTACGTCCAAGATATTCGAATGCATCAGAAAATAATTCCGTTGCCCTAATTCTACTTTTACTAAAAAATGACATTCAATTTATTTTTTTAAAAAAGAGCTCCTATAACTCTCTGTTCATCTACAAATATATCTACAAAAGCACCATCCCTCTCATCAGTTGAAAAGAATGTAACTTGAGTATCTATTGTATACCCAGCTAGATCTGGTAAACAATACGCAGCTATCTGGCTATTAATTTTATTTTGGATTGTACTTTCGTTATTAACAAATGAAAATAACAAGTCTTCCAAATTACAACCCATACTTGGTGCCCCTAAAACATCACCTGTTCTTGTAAAAAGAACATTTTCAATTTTTAAAATTAATTGAGAGATTGAATCAGATACCTCTAAAGTATTATCATTATACTTAGGATCTTCAACATCTCTACTATAAATATCTCTAATCATTAAAGAACACTAATTTTTTATTATATATTCTCTTTAAAATTAATAGCTTTCAGATTATAATTATCCAGTGAAAAAGTAATCAACACCTTCATCTCCTTTTATTTCTTCAACTATTCTATCTACTTCTTCTCTACCTTCTGATTGAATTAGGTCATAATTAATTGTAATGTTACCTGGAAGATTAAACGAGAATGTACCTAGTATTCTAGACAATTGAATTTTTGCTTGTCCAATGACATATCTTTCAAAAGCTTCATCTTGAAATAATGCACAATCAGAAATTGTTGAAAAGATTTCAAATATAACAGCATTCTTTGGTAGCTCACCCTGAAACCTAAACTTTTTAGTTAGTCTATTATATGTATATGATATTTGTGGTAATAAAACTTGTCTTGTATTATCTAAGAATAAAGAGTTAACAACATAATACATTAAGTTCTCACTACCTATACCTGCACCATATAC